TAAAGTGGTGACGCATTGCAGTGGTACAGCGTTAGCACGTCAGCGTGGTACCGTGAGCGCACGAAGTTAGTTGTGTCTAACTTAGTACCATAGTAGTGCAGTTCCTCACTTCGACCAAAATGGTACTTCCCTAGCACCGCGCAGTGGTAAAGTGGTGACGCATTGCAGTGGTACAGCGTTAGCACGTTAGCGTGGTACAAAAAATAAGCAGTTTATACACGTGCTTAGGTGTCTAATATCATCCTATAATTTTTATAATCATGTCTTTGGTAGCAGGGTATGAATTATCTGTTGTCCATATTAATTGATGTGTTGTATCATTTAATTCGCACTCTAAATAATCAGTATAAATAGTACCTTTAATTTTTACTTGCACATACATTCTAGTCGGTCTTAGTGGAAATACGTCTCTGTCAGTATCGCTAATAGGTTTACTTTTTAATAATATAGTATTACCATATTCGTCAGTTTCAAAAGGCTGTTCAACACTTTTTGATAAAGACAAATATGAGGTTGATATTTTTATTACACCACTAGGTGCGGAAATTTGTAGTTGTTTACTAATAGGTGTCCAACCCTCAAAGCAAGAACGTGCAACATTATATGTGATAGTCGGAATATAACTTGAACCACATATTAAATTAGATATAACACTTATAATATAATTAGTTGCTCCCTCTGTATAATGTAAATTATCGTCATTGTAAAATGCGCCAGTTAAATAATAATATGGCATAGCAAATATGCAAGGCATTATCTTATCGTTAGATATATTTGTAGTTTTAATAAGTAAATTTGTGTAAGTAGTATATGCACTACTAGCAAATATAAAACAAATTTGTGCATTAGGAAAACTATTTCTAGCATTAGCAACAGTACTAATAACTTTAGGCTTAATTTCAGTCCAAGTAAAACTACTATCATTAGCACCGCCAACTATATACACATACTTTATCATTTCTTTTTGGGTATCAGTCATTTCATTTTTGGCTTCTTCAATTAAACCATTAAAGTCAATACCACCCCATGCACCTGCAAAACCTGCGCCACCTCTACTATGCTCATACCAATTTTTAGCATTTAACATATCACGAACACCATTAGGTAATTTGTGGTTATAGTTCACGCTGTAAGAATCCCCAATCCATAAAATATTATCTTTATCAGCATTTTTTCTGTTATTTATTTCATTTGTTAAATTATCTGATATTTCTGTATCAGCATTTTTTCTATCTTCAATTTCTTTTTCTACCATTTCTTTGTATTCTGTTACCTGCGCATTGTAATTACCGGTATTCACCCAATAGTCTGTATTATTAATTTCTACATTAGCAGGCACTGGCACTTTACTTGTAAAGCTATTACCCATATACGTTACCACACTCAATGCTTCATACTGCAAAGCCTTATTCCACTCACCCATAATCTTTGGCACATACCTAGCACCTACATACTGTCTGTTAATTAAACCGTTACTCATATTACTCTTACCTCTCTTTCCTTAATAACTTAAAACTAAATGACCATAGTCATAGTTACCTATACCAATATTGTTACCAATATCCAACCCAGTAGTATTAAATGTAATACTTTTCCAATTAGCAGGAATATTATAAACAATATAACCACTGTCACTAATAGTAACAAATATCGTAGTAGTAAGATACTCTCTGATAATACTCTCTGCAAAGCTAGTATCATAATTATCAATCCACTCCTGCACCTGTTTCATTTCCTGCTTTAACTGTTCAACATCATTACTAATAGCTTTATCATTTTCAATCAAGTTATTAATATAATCAACACACTTGCAGATAACTTCATAATAACTTAATTCATCATCATACACCAGTGGTAACACTTTAAAGCACCAAAACCTAAACTCTGTTAAGTTTTTATAATTTGTGTTCATTATTACCTCTCTTTCCCTTTACCATAAAGTAAAGAAACAATCACTACAATCCTCAATAATCATCATATCAATATTGAGAAAAGTCTCTCTGAATTTCTTTAATAAACTACTATAATTTTCTGTTCCCTGTTTACCTCTTACTGTTTCAATATACTTATCAGTGCTATTAACATTCTCTGTATTATTTCCTGTCACACTCTCAGTACCATTTCCAGTTCTACTTCCATTACTTGTAACCGTATCAGTGCTATTATTAGTTGTAGTATTATCTTCATTTACCTTAGTAACTGTAGTCAAAGGAACGCTATCAGCAATACTCTGTGTGTCCATGCTATTTTGTGGTGTATCACTAAACCTATTCAAAGTATCAGTATTACTTGTACCACTAGCACTATTTACATCCTTAGTCTCATTCGTATTTGTCTCTGTATTGCTATTAGTTCTATTACTAGTACTACTACCAGTCGTATCTCTAGTACCACTACCCTCTCTACTTCTAGTCAAATCTACATCATAAAAAGGATTGAACTCAAGCAACTCACTTTTATATAACTGATTGTAATAAGGCATAATCTCATTTAGCTTAGCATTTAATGCAAGTTTCCACCTGCCTACAGTCTCATGCGCAATCTCCCTTGTATAATAATGCTTCAATATTTTCCTGCACAAAACCTGCCTATAGTTTTCATCAAAGATAGGAAAGTCAAAATTAAAAACCTTATTCCAACATCTATCTAACACACTATCAACATTATCTGCACCCTCACTCTCACTTAATCCTGCACTATTTTCACAAATAAATCGCACCTCTGTTGTATACTTACTCATTATTATCACCACCTTTGCCTACGCCAGTTTCATTACTCAACTCTGCTTTATCAGCGTCATAAGTATCAAGTACCTGCATATCTTCACGATAGTCAACACTAATGTTCAGTCCAAACATTTTATTAATCTGTTCGCAAGCCTGCTGTCTCATAAACAGTCTTGAATACCTACTAGCAATAGTTCCACCTAAATTTCTTTGTACTTCATCGGTAATCATTCTCTCTTTTTTTATAGTATTAACATTACTAATACCTAAGTACGTCAATGCTTCATTCCAATATTGAGTCTTTAACTCATATAGCTTATCAGCAACATAAGGACTTGTAGTATCAAGTGTCTTAATACCGCTTAGGTCTAAGTTCTTATCACCAAAAATAAATGGTTCATTACCCATATACTGCGCATACAGATTTTTCATTACTAACCTCTGATTTTCAGTGCAAGTAATAATCTTAGGTGTTTTCTGCTGTATTACATTTACATCAATAGTTCTCTGTATTTCATACAATCTTTTACTCATTTCCTGCACGTCAAGTATACTGTTAGTGTGTAACATATTATTAAAAATAATAACACTGTTACTAGGGTCAAGTTTCATTTGATAACCATTTTGTGAAAAGGCTGTTCGTGTAATAGGTATTCTGTAAACATCAAGTTTACCGCCTATCATAACTTGCAATCCTAAGTAACCCATGACTTCATCCTTAAAAAATACTGCCATTCCGTCATTAAAAAGTGCTAGTTCTAAGAACCTTGCATCAATAGTATCAGGCAAATTTTTCCAATCAAACATTGAAATGCTTAACTCTGTCAGTCTATTAACATACTGTAGATATGTTCTTTGATTTTGCAGGAATGCTTCGGTCTGTGCTTTTCTACCTTTTCTACTCATTGTCTCACCTCTTTTCTAATTAGGGCTGTTATCTAATGAATAGTTGCCTATTTCACTAGCGTTTTTCCAAAATGTAATACCATTATCAAAAATAGTATTGATAAGAGTTACATCATTATTGTTACAAGTTTTTGAAACAACATTACTTCCTATTGTTTTTGTGTATGTCCAATGCGGTCTTACGCTTATATTAGGTACTTTTACTCTATTAGTTGCATAACCATATACAGTAAAATAATCATCAATTATTCTTGCATACTCTTCTCTTATATGTTTTTTCATTACACCAATAGTCATTAGTCCTATCGTTGATAAAATACTGCCATTATTACTTCCATGTGCTTGTTGTGGTAAAGCACTATGATAAGCTATATTTTGTATAGCATTTGCAACATGAACACCTGCTACTGTTAATGCTAAAGGGTTAGCAGTACTTGAAATATTTACACCTGTGCCAACATCACCCATAGCACTAGGTATATATTTTCCTGCTATAGCGGTTCTATTAGCATATGCACTATCAAACATTGATGTACTCATAGCATTTCCAACTACACTTGTTGCACTTTGTGCTAACCATGCCTTAAAACTATCAGTACTCCAACCTAGTTGTGGATAGCCTTGTAATGTTATTTTTTCGTCATAGTTTGTAACTACACCTTTGTAATTATTAGGAATAACTACAACCTCAGGATTACAAGTCATATCACCTACTATAGTAAAATTACAAACACTATCACTGAAATACTCATAATGTAAGTCAGCATAAGAACCTTGGAAATTTGTTAAGTATAAAAAATTGTACGGGTAAGTATATAACTTATTGTTTTTAATTTGATAGCCGTCTGTTCCAAACATATTTATAATAAGTTTTTGAATGGTAGAAGTATAAATTTGATTACCACCATTTACGTTGCTTATAAAATTAGTAGGCATTAAAAACATAGCAACTATGCCGTCATATTTTGCACTAGGTACATTTGATAGCCATTTACTACATTCTTGTGCGCCTGTTGAATTGTTGTCAAACGTTATAAAATTTAAACCGCTATATAAATTTGAATAATATCCGCCTGCAACATCTTCATAATCTTTGTTAAAGGTACAAGCAACTACTATTGACAATGGTGCTATAATATTTGTGTTTCCGCTACTAGTTTTAGATGTTGTAAATTGCTCAAAGGAACTACTAACATAATCTCCTAGTTCAACATTTTCATACACTAAATTATCACCAATAACATCTGTCATACTATGCTCTCTTTCAACAAAACACTCTTTAAGAGTACAGTCAAAAAGAAACCATGTTTGCATAACATCAATAGTAAAATATACATTACTAACTTTATCATTTACATATTCAATATTAGTAATAAAAGCATAAAACCATTTACTGCCATAGTTAGTATTTTGAAACATCATATAGTTGCAGTCATAAATGCTCTCTGCATTAGCACTCATTCTTACAACACCCTGTTGTCCGTTAATTCTCTGAAAACTAGCTTTGTCCATAGTTCTAACAACTTTACTATCAAAATAACTTTTCTGCGCTTCTCTACTTTCAAAATAAATAGTATCTTTATAACTGCTATCTATCGGTACACCACTACACAATTTGATAACACTATTAGGTTGTATCTGCATATCTCCACCACCTTTACAATAGCAGGAAAGCAATCATGCTCTCCTGCCGTATTAATATCACGCAACAGTAATAGTTGCAGTACCAAACTTTGTACTATCAAACGTGCTAGTTGCTTTGACTGTAATACTTCCTGTTCCTGCATTACTATTAATCTTAAGCATACCAGTACTTGAGATACTAGCCTTATCACCACCAGTAGCAATACTCCATATAACGCTCTGTGGTGCATAATTATTAGTATCAACAGTAACACTCAACTGTATCTGTCCACCTGCACTAACTGTAGCTTCACTAGGTGTAACTGTAACTGTCTTGACAGCAGGTGTTCCTGCAACAAATACAGCATTGTTTGAGAACGGAGATACACTAAATGTTTTCCATACATGATACCAGTAGTTCCAATACAGTCCCTCACCATTGTACTGCTCTGTGAAGTTCAGATAGTTGTCAAAAATCATAAACCAATCACTATCTACTAAAACGCAAGGAATAGCGTCAAGTGCTTCAAGTTCTGCCTGACTTATCTCTGTATAGGTAGGGTCACCAGCAAAGAGAGTATTTAATCTCTCAATGTCTAAATCACCAAAACTATCTACAAGTACATGGTGTCCGTCAAATTCTGCTCTATCCATGTTAAAAGCACTCGCAAGTACTTCAACATTCATAGTAGCGTCAAACTGTGAGTTGACTAACAAATACTGTTCCTGCTTAGGTGTATGGTTCATAACTCCTGCAAGGTTATTCTTTGAGTTAAGGAAAGTAAACTTATTTGATACTCCCTTGATAGTACTAACAATACTATTCATGTTCGCTGTGTTAATAGCAGGAATGGTAACAGGGTTCATGAGTCCATTTAAAATATGCTTTGCAAGCATATACTTCATAGTCTGAAACTCGTCATAGTTAGCACCTGTATACATAGCGTCCACAGTCTTAGCAATCAAATCTGTAATGCCGTCAATAGACAGAAAAGCCTGTCTCAACTGGTCATTTGAGATTGTAGCTTTGTAGTACTTCTGATAGTTCATAATGTGAAATGCACTGCGTACGTCAGGAATTTCACGCTTGAACACATTTGACTCTGCAACCTGTGGGTCAAACTGAAACGGCTTTGCAATATTAACAAATACTTCTTCAATAGACTCACCAAATTCGAGCATACCTTTTTTAAACATAGCCCATGGATTGTCGTATGATTTACTTGTTAAAATTACTCTACCTATTCTGTTTACAAGTGCTGATAAAAACTCATTCTGTAAAGCAGGGTAGTCCATAATTACTGCACCGATTTCTCTGATTGAGTCAGAGTCTGCTGTAGCCTGTGGCACATAATCTTTGTAATTTGTACTTGCGTTGTTTCTTATAGCATTTAAGATGTCAACGCTTGAATTAGTAAGTGTCTTAATTTTTGGTTTTGTAGCCATAATTCTTAGCCCTCTCTTTCTTTAAATAATTCATCAAAGGAAATTTCCTTACCATCATCAGTAATATCTTCCTTTTGTTCATTAATTACTGTTGCAGGGTCTGTGTCTGCACTGCCCTCAAAAAATCGTGCTTTATATTTTTCTCTCCACTCATTGTCATTCTGCTCATATTTTGCTTTCCAATCAGTGGTATCTTTTGCACGTGTTTCAAGGTCATTGAATGTATCAGTAAAATTCTCAATCATAGCAAGTGTATTATCGTCAGCGTTATCACCTGCTAAACCTTTTACTGCGTTCATAAAATCATCATGTGAAAGTACTGCCATTTTTCTCACCTCTTTTCTATTTAAAATAATGGTCTACGCATCATCCAAATTGGCATACCTTTTCGCTTAGTTGGTGTAGGTGGTTCAGGTGGAGTAGGTGGTGTAACACCTGTTAGATACTCATACCAATTACTAGCATATGTTAATCTGTTACTCAATGCTTCAACTCCTGCACGTTCTCTTTCATATAAATATGCTTTGCACGCTTCTGCTACATCTGTCAACTTTGAAAATTCATCACCATTATAACTATATCCTAGTGCAGGTTTAGGTATCCATTGTCCACCATAACCATTTATTATTTCATCCCACATTAACTGCGTTTGTATTTCTCCTGTTGCCCAATCAGCGCCATGTGCAGTTGCATACTCTGTTAGATTACTGCTAGGTGTCCACTGTATCAATCCCCAACCGCTACTTGCACTTGCTGTTTGTTTCATACCAGGGTTAATATTTGACTCCTGTTGAAGATTACCTAACATACCTGCTACGCTTTCAATAGTAAAACCTTTACTGTTGAAATAACCATAGAACTCATTAGCATTGTTTTCCATTTCAGACTGTGTTAAATATTGAGCTACTCCTACTTTAACTATCCATGCCATTATCTTATACCTAAACTAAAAAGTTTATTCCATGTGTTTTTACCACACACCCCGTCAACAGTTAATCCATAATCTGACTGAAAATTTTTACAAGCCCTTATACAGCCTGCACCATATTTTGTATCAATGCTACCACTGTAATAACCTAACTTTGTCATAAGTATTTCAAATACTGTTACGTCAATATTTGATACTCCGCTCTTTAATAAATTCATAGTATAACCTGCACTTCCTTTATTCCCATTATAGCGTAAATGATAATCCCAACCATAACTAGGTGTGTAATATTTTCTTATGCAAATTTCTTTTCCTGTTTGGTCTCCTGCTTTACGTCCCTTTGTAGTCCCTCTTTCATCAATGCTTGCATGAACTATATGTTCACTATCTGTTGAAACACATACATGATGTCCTACTGCTAAATGAATATCACCTTTTTGAAAAGGTCTATTGCATGAAGTAAAGCCACAACGTTTTAACTGTTCGTATAAGTTTCGTGTTGTACTGTTTACATTTACATTAAAACCTGCTTTAGCAAGTGCGTGTCCAACTAATGAACTGCAATCAAAGTCAGGATTTCCACCTCTGTTAATCTGTGAATAACCATGTGAATTGTCATTTGCTATTGCAATCATATAATCTGTGTAAACGTCAACTTTACTCATTCTTATCACTTCTTTCCACATTTAATATGTCGCATAATTTCTGTAATATCAGTGTGTTATCATTTAGTGCTGTTGTAAACTTGTCTGTTTCTGCCTTGTGACTTTCATTCAGTTTCATACAGTACCATGCCAAACATAAGCACATTACTATAGGAAATCCAACTGTTGTGACAGCCTGCAAAATCATTTGAAATGTGTCCATATCCTCACCGCCCTTCTTTTATTCTCTTTTTAATTATAACATATTACTTGATATTTTACAATATATTTGATATAATAAATTGAGATAATTATAGTTAATTTTAAGAAAAGAGTACAACAATATGAGTGAAAATAAATACTATGACGGAACTAAATTGTTATCAATGAAAGATATAAACGGATTAAAACCTGAACTATTTTTATGTACCACTAATAGAAGTGGTGGTAAGACAACATATTTTGGTAGATTAGAAGTCAACAGATTTCTAAAATATGGTAAAAAATTCTGTTTAATTTATAGATACAACTATGAACTTGATGATGTATCTAATAAGTTCTTTAAGGATTTACAAACATTATTTTTTAGTAATTACACTATGGAAAGTGAACGCTGTGCAAGTGGTATCTATCATAGTTTGTTTTTAAATGAACAGCATTGTGGTTATGCTATTAGTTTAAATAGTGCAGACCAATTGAAAAAATATAGTCACTTACTTAGTGATACTGATAGTATGCTATTTGATGAATTTCAGAGTGAAACTAATCACTATTGTAGTGATGAAATAAGAAAATTTATCAGCGTACATACAAGTATAGCAAGGGGACATGGAGAGCAGGCAAGGTATCTTCCTGTATATATGTTAAGTAATGCTGTCAGTATTATCAATCCTTATTATGTAGAGTTAGGAATATCTGAAAGATTAAACAGTGAGACTAATTTCTTAAAAGGGGACGGATTTGTACTTGAAAGTGGTTTTATACAAACTGCTAGTAAGGCACAAAAAGAGAGTGGTTTCAATAGAGCATTTAAGAATAATCAGTATGTCGCATACTCAAGTGAAAATGTGTACTTAAATGATAACACTGCTTTTATTGATACTCCCGTAGGAAAAGGAAAATATATTGCAACCTTAAGGTATATGAACCATGACTATGCTGTGAAACAATTTAGTGAGCAAGGGTTTTTATATATTGATGATAAGGCGGATAGTACTTTTAGAACTAAAATAAGTGTTACTGTTAATGACCATGATATTAATTATGTTATGTTAAAACAGAATGATTTATTTATTAGTCAATTGAGATATTATTTTGAAAAAGGTTGTTTTAGATTTAAGAACCTTAAATGCAAAGAAGTTTTATTCAAGACTATTAGTTATTAGGTATCTGCTGTTGTATGTTCACTTGATACTGCTAGGTAGCACGTTTGGAAGATAACGCTAGTATGTATTGTCGTAAATGCTGTGCGCTTGTGTTCTGCAATAGTTATAGATATAGAAAAGGCAAGAGTATTTTACTCCTGCCTTTTTGCTTTATTTGTAAAAATGATTGTGTATATCTGTCGCGATTAATATGTTTAATGATAATACAATTTTCCTTGTATCTTTTTTCTTTATAAAATCGTATGATAAAAACTTTACTATGTATAAACCATTTAAGCAATATTCTATTTTATACTGCTCTGTATATGGTACATCATAAAACTCGATTGAACCTCTAAATCTTTTGCGTAGTTCCTGCACTACTTTTTCCATTTTATCATTCATATTTTTAATACTCCTTTGTGAAAAAATCACAATAATATTTGTGATTACAAAAACAACAAAGGTGTCTACAAACCTTTTCGTGTTTCTTTGCTTTGTATCTGTAATATAAATCTACTAACCATGTTATCATATTTTTCCCCCCTTTAAATGACGTACTACATCTTTAATATCTCTTTGCATAAAGTATATGTCGCAATAATCACATTGTAATGGATAATTACATATACCACAATTCTTATAAACTAACTTTTGCTTTTTATGATTTAGTATCATAATTAATAATTTGTTTATCATAATGTTTCACCTCATTTCATAAGTTGTGTCCACCAATAATACACCACCTTTAATTCTTTTTGGTAGCAATTTTCCGGGAACGCATAACCCAACTTTAAAATCACTATAGTCTCTTTTTGTTTCTAAGAATTTTAATTCCCTTTGCGTATAGTTATCACTCTCCTTTGCTTCATAACCCTGCATTGATTTATTAAATAAATCTTTACATTTCTGTGGCATTCCTGCACATTTAATATCGTTATATGGTTCATCAACAGGAACTAAATCGTTGTGAGTTATGTGTTCTATGTATGTTTTCTGCCTTGTAAAAATAGCTGTGTCCCAACTGCTTTCAAGCTTCCAACAGCAAAATTTTACAGGGTCTACTGTTATGCCTTTTATCTTATCAGCAGGCAAGTCACAATGTATACTGTCAGTGTCAGCGTAAATAAATCCTGCTTTATCTACACCATAGTAATTTTTTTGAGCGGCTGTTATCGTAAAGTTACGGGCATAGGATGTTATTGCACTGCCTGTTGCTATATGACCTACCTTTTTATTATTAGCAGGGACTATGTAAAAGCCTATACTGTCGTCATCTTTGACGTATGCAACCTTAAAACTACTATTAGAACTACTAGCAAGTTTACCATAAAGGTTATTGAGAAACAGTTTTGCTTCTGTACGCTTTGCACCTTTACTGTTCATTTTAATTTCTGCATAATGATTGATGTAGTTATCAAATATTCCTTTCATGGAATAAAACCAACATCCGTCTAAAATTTCAAAATCAACTAGTTCATAGTGTTTTAACATTAGTTTGTAATCTGTCATGGTTACTGTCATTATTACTGTACTGTCATGTAAGTTGCCGTATATATCTTTATAATACCTACTATACGTCCCGTCTTTATTTAAAATATCACTTGTAGATAATGACTCTGTTCCTTTATATAAGTAGTTACTTTTTATCTGTATAAATGGTAACATATTTTCTTTGATATAAAAGCGTGTTTTTATTCTTAAAAAGTAATATTTATTTTCACCTATAGCTTCATTAGGTATTATATTACCTGTCCAAAAATATGGTTTACCTATTGGAAAATAATTACCACTTTGAGAGTGCATCATACTAGGATATAAAGAGTTTACATCTGCTGTCACACCATTATGTCTAATAATATTTTCTTTTCCTTTTACTAAATAGCACCAACCCCCTCTATAACTACGTCGTATATATTCATCAGCATTACTTGAACCGAATATATTTTTATCAATTTCGATTTCATCCAATGGTGGGAATAATTCTTTATAATCATATGCTTGTAATGATTTTTTATATTCTTCCATACAACATGAACCTATTGTTAGTTTATCATGTCCATCATTAAACAACTGCTCGAGTGCTTCTTTTACTACTAATACGTCATTTGCTATATATTTCTTTTCTTCATCCGTTATATTACATCCTGCATATCTATAACCGGTATATTCCATTTCTAATTTTTGATGTTTAGTGTTAAAAGATTTACCTATTTGCTTTACAGAAAATGGCAATAACTTTAAACTATCTCTTAATTCTATTATGTGATTATTTGTTTTTATAGTTATCGAATACCATTGTCCCATTGATGATATTGTATATTTAAAAGTATTATTTTTCATTTCTTTATTTTTTAAAAATTCACCTACTGTACCCTCATCATTGTATGGAATAAAAGCCTGTTTCATTTTTAATTTTTGTAATAAATATGACAACCAAAAATTGCCGTCAAATTTAAGGTTATGATAATAAGCTATTACATTACAATTTAATGTTTTAAAATATTGAAACTGCTCACCTATTGAATGAAAAATATTTACATTCTCTGTATAAAATTCTACACTAGCACTAGCCCATACTTCTGTTGATGACTGTCCTGCATATACAGTAGTTTCAAAATCACACATAAAAGAACGTACATTTTTCATATATTATCAATATCAGACCAATTAAAATAGTCATTAATATCACTTGTCATTGTTGCAGTAGCCATTGACATATCGTGATTTGATAATATAGGTATAATACGTTCTGTCTCTGCTGACACTTCACCACTATAATGCGTTTTAATAATAGTATCTAATGAGTCTATAATATCCTCAGCATTTTTCTGCAAATATTCTTCGTATTCTTCTATACCAAACGTTTCCTGCATATTTTTTATTATTGATAAACACGTATTAGTAAACTCTGATAAATCAATAATATATTGAGTTCCATTAGCTTTATCATATGTTACTTTTTTAGTTGGTAATGCTTGTAAACGTGATATTATTTCATCAGTAATAGTATGCTGTTGTGCTTGTTTTCTTTGTTGTATTTCTTCTGCTAAATCTTGTAAAGTTTGCTGTGTTATATGTTTTGGAAAAGCCTTAATACCTTTTACGCTTATATTCTGTTCTATAGCTTCATTGATTAATTTAGCATATTGCTGTTGGTTTTTTGATAATCTTTTTTTTGCCATACTTTTTCTCTCCTCTCTAAATTAATAAGACCCCTGCTAACTTAATAGCAAGGGTCAGCAGTAAGATAAAATTTTATTTTACTGATTTCACATCGAGTGCGCAGTCAATATAAGATCTGCCGTTCTTTGCTGTACCACTAACTTTAATGATACTAAACTGTTTGTCGTGCATGATGTTGGTAATGTTATCAAAACTACGCTTGAAAGTAGCTGACTGACAAGAGAATACCTCTTTGTCAGGTGTAATGATAGACAAAATGTCAACGCTATCACCATTGTCTTTTTCATCTGTGAATGTAAGATAGCCTGCCACTGGAAAAGATGTATTGTCCTCTACGTCCTTAAGAGACTTAATACCTCTGTCAAGGGTCATAAGATACTGTTCTACCTCTGTGAAATCCTTTGATTGTGTGTTAATTGTAATTGCCATAATTGTTTATCTCCTTTTCTTTTTATTCTGCGTTTGCCTGCTCTGTTATTTCTGCGTCTGCCTGCTCTGTCTCAATCTCTTTACGTGTAGCAGGGTCGAGTATTTTTGCACCTGCAATAAAATCTGCTTCATCCATACCGTAAAGCTCATTTACTTCTTTAAGTTCACGAATTGCAACGATTGTACATTCATCTGTGTTATAAAGTTTTGATGCTTTTCTTAAAGCCTTGTCTTTTTCGAGAATTTTACCACTAAGTGTAAAATCCTGCTCAAAAGTATCTGCTGTCTGTGGATTTACACATAATGCTTTTACTGCTGTTGAAATAATTGTACGTGTGACCATTGGTTTTCTCATAATTTTGTCTCCTTTTCTATGTATTATGATTTGTAATAAAGTTGTAACACCAATAGGTGTATTAGTCAAGTTGATTTTTGCAATCTGTTTTGCGATAGCTTGCTATCTCTTAACTATAAGGCATGAAATAAAGTCATCTAGTTTGTGACGAATTATGATTTTGCAATCGTCACGATAGATTGTTTCTGTTGTGACGTTACGTTTGTCTGTTCGACATAGTACCTTGCGTGTATTAGGGTCTGATATGAGTTGTGCGTATAATGTTTCTATCATTGTTAATCACTTCCTTTTCTTTGAGGAGACCGCACTATTGAGTGTCGTGTTGCCTAGCAATAGTGCGGTTATATAGTATTGAAGCAAAACGTAACTTTTTTGTAAATGGTGTAATACCTCTTTACATATTATATAGTACAGTAGTGATGTAAATGCAGTATGTCTAAATTATGAACATTTTATGAACTGTTCCACAATTAGTTTTCTGTATTTTACGAAAATTTACGAAAACTTGTGTAAACTAGCCAAAATTCTTATCTATCTCTATTCTGTAATACCAATAATAACTTCTAAGACAACGTGCCATAAAATGCAATTCACTAATAGTTATATTACCTCTATAATGTTCAAATCGTATGTTTTCAAACATTAAATATCTAATTTGCTCTAAAAATTTAAATTCGACATTTTTTGGATATATTATTTGATTAAAGTTTTTGAAACCCACTCTAACCTTGCGCTCTAATTGATGCATTCTTTTATTTGTCATATTATAAAAAATCTCCTCTCAATTATTTTGCGATAAAATTTGACTATGTTATCGGCTATTTCCTTTGATGATACACCGCTTAACATATCATAATCGAGTGTATCAAGGAAAAAACGCTTTTCTCCGAGTTCACGTGTCTTTACTATGACGTACCACATATCTTCTACTGTGGCAAAACCATAATACACTTTTCCTTTTACTTGTTTAGCGACTTTTGTCGCTATCTCTATAACGAAATCTTCATAGATTTCATCAACTTCCGACTGTGCCATTTTTCTATTTTTGTATAACATGGTTTGTACCTCTTTTCACTCTTCTACTTTTACGTATATCATTTCTTTTCCTGCCAATGCTTTAAAACTTATCACTTTCATACGTGATAATTGTTTGTTCTCCAATATTTGAGAACGTGTGTAGAACTCGTCAATATCGTACTGAATATCGTGTAACCAAAAACTGGTGGTTACACTCAATTTGACTAATGTTCCCAACTTTATATTATTAGTCATTTATTTTTTCACCTCTTTTCACTCTTTGCTGTATTGAACTATAAAGTTTATGCAAAGTTAATAACTAAATAACTACTTCCGTCAACGTGTGACATAGAATAGATTGACTCTATTATATAGTCAAAATAACTACTAGGAATATCTTTTACAAGTCCATACCATACACCAGTTACACATTTTGTGTTGAATGATACTTTTTCGTAATCCGACAAAACTCTAAATAAATCTTGAACTGTCATATTTTCACCTCTTTTCATTCTTTACTGTATTCAATTGTAAAGCCTACGCGCGGACTTGCACCGCGCTGTGCGCTTTTTCGCTTAGGCTATGTTTATAAAATTCCATTACCTAAATTATCAAAACGTTTTGTTAATTTAGCGTTTATACATAATTTTGATACTTTTTCTTTTAGTTCCTTTAAAGTGACAGCTCTTAACGCTATATCTTGATTATTAGATTGTGCATACCAACCGCCATACATTGATTTGCCGTATTCCAGATTTATCATACTATCTCACCTCTTTTCTAGTTTCGCTGTCGAGTTCTACAGCGTACTGCAAAAATTCTTTTTCAGGTATGCCATACAATTTTGTAGTTTTCTCTGCGCTTACAAGTTTCAAAAATTTAGCGCTGTTGGCATAATCAACAGAAAACTGTTTTTCGATGTCCTTATCGGATAAATCCCCGATATATGACTCAGTTAATGTTATAACCTCATTTGTATCGAGATTAAAACACATTATCTCAGCATTTGTAGTTACGATTGTTCTAGTTACCATTTTCGATTTTCTCATAGTTTTTGTCTCCTTTTTTGTTTTTATGATTGTTTATTTGTTACTTGCTGATAGTGTTATCAGCGATACAAGTGGGTCGGAGTTGCACCGACCCGACTATACTAGATAGTCCAAAACTCCTGCCTCGTTTTGGATATATAAAGGCAACCTATAAATTCATATGTTTTGGTATCAAATACATCCATACGAATAGTGAACATATTTACATTGTACGATTGTATCGACATATTGACTATTTGATACTTTGGACTATCCACAGATAGATACCAATTAAACCAATCATTGTATATAGCTTTTTTGATATCGCTAGGTCTTGCGTAACAATCCATTAATGTACGGACTTGTGTAATAGGGTGCAATTCACCCTTGGCTTTTTTGACCTCAAAAGTCTCGTTATTAAGTTCAATATATTTCTTCATACTATACACCTTTGGCACTCTCTTTAAGTACCCCTTTCCTTTATCTTTAAGTACATTATATAGGTCAGTTGTGAACAGCGTATGTACAAATTGTAAACAAATTGTGAACATTTTATATAGTACTATGGTACTAAGTTAGACACAACTAACTTCGTGCGCTCACGGTACCACGCTGACGTGCTAACGCTGTACCACTGCAATGCGTCACCACTTTA